CCAACATGGATAGGGGGATGCAAATGATTAGCATGGAAGTAAGTAAAGATGTGCCTGTGCCACCTGATAAGCGGCGGTATCCGTACAAGGTGATGGAGGTAGGGGACAGTTTCTTTGTTGATGGTGGGAAGTTGCAAGTGGTTTGTAACAACAACTACCGGACTGGGAAGAAGTTGGAACGTAAATTTATCGCTAGATGCGAGAAGGAAGGAGTAAGGGTATGGAGAACGGCTTAGTAAACGGTCATAACGCCATGATGCCTATGGCTGCGGAAGACATGAAGAAGGCTTACATGACCCGTGTATCTCGGATGAACGCTGTGGAGTTGTTCCAAGAGCTGATGCGTGTGCATACTGAATCTGCTCGTCTTATGCAAATGGCACAAGAGGAGTTAGAGAGGGTGCGTAGCCAGCTTGAGCAATACGAACCTATCCACTAGAGAGCAGTTAAGGGCGAGTAGGGTTTGGCTTCAGGGAGAAGTCAGGGCTGCGCTACTGTGTAAAACCAAGAAACAGAAGATTGCCTTGGTTAACAGATGGAAATTGCAGTATTCGCCCATAACTGTTCAGGAGCTACTGAATGTGGCTAGAAACAAAAAGACTGCCGGGGACATCATTCATTGGAACTTAGATGAAATTTAATTTACAGCAGTTCTATAAGTTCTGTGACAACCTTAAAATTGAGACTAAGGAGCAGGGTCTAAGGAACATGGACCATCTTCTTGGAACACAAACCTATGTCATGGAAGAGATTAACTCTGGCTTGGCTAACGGTATTCACTTCTTTGTTATTTTGAAGGGTAGACAGTTAGGGATTACCACCATAAGCCTAGCCCTTGACCTTTATTGGCATTTCACTAACGCAGGGCTTGGGGGAACACTTGTTACAGACACCGAAGAAAACCGAGATATGTTTAGAGGAACACTCGGTGCATACATGGATGGACTCCCAAAAGAGTACAAAATCCCCATGCTTGCCCACAACAGAAACTCTCTGTCCCTCAAAAACAGAAGTCGTATCTTTTACCAAGTTGCCGGACTTAGAGCCAAGGGTTCTCTCGGACGCGGAAAAGGCATCACATTTCTTCACGGCACAGAAACATCTTCTTGGGGTGATGAGGAAGGTCTGGCTTCCCTCTTAGCTTCTCTTGCTGAGAATAACCCTGAGAGACTCTACATCTTTGAATCCACCGCCCGTGGCTTCAATATGTTCCATGAGATGTACGTTACTGCTAAACGAGCGCGTACTCAGAAGGCAATCTTTTGTGGCTGGTGGCGCAATGAGTTCTACTCTGCTGACCCAGACTCAGACATCTACAAAGTCTATTGGGACGGCAAACTTACCACCGAAGAGAAAGAGTGGACTAAGGACATTAAGAAGCTGTACAACTTTGAGGTCAACTCAAGACAAATGGCTTGGTGGCGTTGGAAGATGCTCGAAGGTATCAAAGATGAGAGCTTGATGTACCAAGAGTTTCCGCCAACTGAGGACTATGCCTTTGTGATGACCGGCACTAGCTTCTTCTCAATAGCCCGTTGTACTGATGCAGCCAAGATTTCTAAGAAGCTATCCTTTGATAACTACCGCTATGTCTTTGGGGCTAACTTTCAAGACACCCAAGTAGTCAAGTCTACTGAGCGCCTGTCTACCCTAAAGGTATGGGAAGAGCCTGTGGATACCGCCTACTACGTCATTGGTGCTGACCCTGCTTATGGGTCAAGCGACTGGGCTGACCGCTTCTGCATCCAAGTCTACCGTTGCTACTCGGACGGTATTGAGCAAGTAGCTGCCTTTGCTACCTCTGAACTAAACACCTACCAGTTTGCTTGGGTGATTGCCCACCTTGCTGGCGCATACAAGAACTCAACCCTGAACTTGGAAGTCAATGGACCGGGACAAGCAGTTATTAACGAACTCAAGAACTTAAAACGACAAGCGGCTGCTATGGCTGGAGAAATGGGCAGACACCTTATGGATGTCTACGGCTCAATGTCCAACTACATCTGGCGCAGAAATGACACGATGGGGGGAATCTCTAACTCTATTGGCTGGCTAACAACAACCCAGACCAAAGAACGCATGATGACCTACATGAAGGATTACTTTGAGCGCGGAATGATGGCTGTCTACGACATGGAAACCCTAGAAGAGATGAAGACCATTACCCGTGAGGGCGGCGGAATATCCGCTTCAGGGCGAAACAAGGACGATAGAGTTATAGCCTCTGCTCTGGCGGCTGCTGCCTATGCTGAACAACTACAACCTCGCTTGACCGCTATGAGAATCAGCCGTGCTGTCTCTCGCGCCATTGAAGACAAGACCCCTGAAGAGGTGGCTGTAGGTCGCAACGTATCTGACTACTTGAAGAGAATTGGTGTCTATGGACCATAACAATCTCACAATAGTTTCTGTCTACGGTCACAACGATGGGGCAAGCGCTATCCCCTCAATACAGAAGTCTGTACGAGAGCTGCCCGGTTCACAAGGGATGCTCTTGTCTATTCAGAAGCCTGAGAACTTACCTGATGACATTATTTGGCACAGAATAGGTTTTCTCGACTACATGATGTACTCAGTCTTTATCATGCACAGCCTGTATGCGTTCATTGATACAGACTACTGCCTGATTGTCCAAGACGATAGTTGGGTGTTAAACGGGGCTAATTTCAAGCCTGAGTATTACGAATATGACTACATTGGCGGTGTTTGCCATGCTGCAATGATAGGCAACCAATTAGTTCTACAAGGTGGATGGCACGACAAATTTCCACGAACTCTTGTCCAAAACGGGGGTTTTAGCCTGAGAAGCAAGCGTTTTCTGGAAGCGCCAAACCGCTACGGCATTGTCCACAACCATGCACAAGACATTCATCTCTGGAATGAAGACGTACAACTGTCTTGCCTGAAAAGACACACCTTTGCTGAACTGGGTATGAAGTACGCCTCTGAGAAAACTATCCGAGACTTCTCCCTAGAGAACGTCATTCCCACATTCCATGATGACTTTGACTTCCACCACCTCCTTGGTAGTCATTCAACTTCTCGCAAACTTGTTTCAGATACGCACATACTGGTAAACCCTATATGCGTCACCTCACATAGAGAGCCAGACTTTCTATCCTTCTTGCAATCCATTGGATACACCATAGAGTATGTTGCCAGTAACCATACCCAAGCGTGAATTGTTGCGCGTGATTAAACGCTTAGTCAAAGACCAAAATAGAGGCATCTCTATTAATCTCTTTGCCGAGCTGTGTGGTGTTGACAAAGACCATTTGCTTGATGTATTTTTCTATCGCATCCGACCCTTGACCGAATATATGCAAATACGGGTGAGTAAAGGTTACAACTCATGGCTAAAAGGCGAAGTAGCCGTCATGCAAAACAGAGACAAAACACGGTTTGTGGAATACAGACGCGAACCAAAGCCCCGACTAGCCCGCACAACGGGTCTACACCTAGTCAATGGGGAGATAAAGATTAAGGTAGGAGTGAGTAATCGCGGGGATTATTCAGGTCAGACCTTAGATGAAGCACTTAAAAGGGGATAACTATGGCTGTGCTAAAAGACTATAAATGCGACAAACACGGGTACTTTGAGAGCTTTGAAGCTAAATGCCCAATGAAGAACTGCTCAGAGGAAGTCTATGTTGTCTTCTTGCAAGCTCCGGGACTTATCTCGGATACGACCAAGAGGAACGACAAAAACATCAAACAACTCGCTATGGAGTTTGACATGACTGATGTCAAGTCAACCCGTGAGGGAGAAAACCAAGGGGGCTTCTTTAGTCGTAAGAACAAAACATCTAAGCGCCAGCTTGAGAAAGAAGCTAAGATTGCCGCAGAACGTCCAAGAGAGCCACAACCAAGAGACTCTGCTATTTGGGGTGGCGGTGGAGGCGTAGATATGAAGTCTGCTCTATCTGGAAGATTCAATCGACCAGTTGGTCCTCAACTTGGAAAAGAAACAGAAGCGGTATCGGTAATGCCTAACTCTATGGGAAATTTGACTGGACCTAAGATGGCTAGTTATACTGCCGACCATGAAAACCTAAGTCTGAAAAAATAATGCGGATTCCATCCAACGACCTTCTTAGAGAACAGTTCTACCGTGACTTGGTTGAAAAGTGCATGGTGTCCCTACAAGAACGAAAAAGTGATTACAACTCTTTGCGCTCTTTCTTTCTCTTTGGCGCTGGTCCTGATGAGCCACCGTGTATCTTCAATAAAATCTATCCTCACATTGACCAACTAACATCGTTCCTCTACTCAGCAGAAACGACACGGTTCTCTATCAATGTTGGGGCTGCTGTTCCAGACCGAGAGCAAATTAAAGTTCCTCGCTTGACGCTTGCGCTCAACGATGAGTGGATTAATTCCAATGCAGACCAAGTATTTAGTTCAGCCCTAACTTGGGCGCTGTGCTTTAACTCGACCTTTGTCAAACTTGTCTACAACAACGGCATACACCCATACATGGTAGAGCCAGCTAGCCTTGGCGTGTTGCGTGAAGATACCCCTTATACAGACCGGCAAGAAGCCATCGTTCAAACTTACTACATTACAAAGTCTGAGCTTTACAACCGGCTGTATTCCCATCCCAAGCGCGAGTCAATTGTTAAGCGCATCTCTACTAGCATACACACCAATAGTGAAGACTTACCAGAAGGTCTTGACCGCATCATGCTGTCTCAGTCAAACCCTACTCTGTATGGAAACGTCAACCTAGACCTCTCAGGTATGAACCGCTACAAAGCGCGTGTAGCTGAAGAGACAGTCAAGATGTATGAGCTGTGGGTATGGAATGATGAAATTGATGACTACCAATGCGTCACAATGGCTGACCCTGACATATTTATTTATGACAGACCCGGCGAATCAATGTTCCTCAAGGGCGAATTGCCATTTGTGCAAATTTGCCCTAACCCTCAGTATGATTATTACTGGGGTCAATCGGAAGTTTCTCGCCTAGTATTCTTGCAGCAGTTACGCAATAACCGCATGACTGAGATTCTTGACTTGTTATCAAAGCAAGTTAACCCACCTACAGCTCTTACAGGCTTTACTGGCATCTTAGATGAGAAGAACTTTGCTCTAAACAGAGCCGGTGGACTTCTTTCTAGCGATATGCCTAACGCTAGGGCTGACAGATTAGCCCCTGATATGCCGTCATCTCTCTTTGAGGTGATACATGAGGTGGACAATATGTTCTCCGAAGCCTCTGGCATCTCCTCTGTATTGCAAGGCAAAGGCGAATCTGGTGTTCGCTCTTCTGGTCACGCTTCACAATTAGCCCGTTTAGGGTCTAGCCGAGCTAAAAAACGCGCTCTCATTATTGAGGATTCGCTTGAAAAGGTAGCTACGCTATACCTAAAGTTGATGCAAGTCTATGACAAGACGCATTTTAAAGACGAGGAAGGGCATCAATTTATTTCCGCCCAGTTTACTAGAGACTATATAGTCAAGGTAGATGCACATTCCAATTCGCCAATCTTTACAGAAGACTTGCGCCAGCTTGCATTTAACTTGTTTAAAGCCAAAGCTATTGACACAGAATCATTGCTTGACTTGCTTGAGCCTCCAATGAAACAATTGCTCAAAGATAAACTAAAGAAGAAGGAGCAAGCTATTGCTGCCCAACCTCAACCGCAAGAGCCTACCAGTCAGGAAAAATCAGATTTAAAGGAAATCTAATGGAAACTACTCAACAGTTGACACCTAAAGCAGACCAACCCGTTGTAACGACAAGAGAGCTTAGTCGTGCAGAAAAAGCTGGCGCTGGTGGAAAATTGCAATATAAGAATGTTGATGTTAGAGTCAACCCCGCAGTCCAAGCACAACGCTCAATGAGAGCAATTCAACGAACATAAGGAGTTCATGATGTACGGTAAAAAATCTACTCGCGGTCGCAAGTCCTGCCGCTAACAATTTCCCCGAAAGGGAAAGGGGTGTGGCTTACTTCCCCAACCAAAGTTCGCCGCCTCTAACTAAGGAGAAGACGATGCGTATGGGTCGTAAAGGTCGTAAGAGCCGTAAGTAATTAACTAGGGGCAGCCCTTGTTGATTGCGTGGTTTGACCATTCAAATTCCTAGGGGGGCTGGAATCAAAGTTCGCCCCCCACTTGACAAATTACAATAGTCTGATTTAATCGCGACTGTTGAACAGATAGAGGGAATATATGGCAACCGATGCAAAGATGATGGACTTGATTCGCTCACAGCAAGGTGGAGCAGGGGCAACTCCCCCTGAAATAGCTCCTGAAGCGGGAATGTCTGATGATTCAACGCCTCCAATGTCTTCCCCAATGTCTACGCCTGAACCCAAGATGGGAAACAAAGAAGGCGCAATGGTCAACATTAGCATGGCAATGGATTTGATTGAACAAGCCTTGCCAAGCCTCGGTAGCGAATCTGTTGAAGGTCAAAAAGCCCTAGCAGCTATTCGTAGTCTCACAGGACTCTTAGGACCGAAGAAACAACAAACTGGTGAATTACAGCAGTCTGAGATTATTCAGATGCTACAAAACTTGCCGCAAGCCGGAGGCTCTACGCCAGAAGGTCGTGCAATGTCTCAAGCCCCGGCTGTTCCAAACCTACCGCCAATGCCGGGTGCTGGTGGAGGCGGTGCTTCTCTCCAACCAACTCCAATGTAAGGAAAAATCATGGACTTGTTCAAACCCCGTGGTGCTAACAGCCCACGCAGACCAACAGACAATAACCAACAAAATGGTGTTGTAGTTAATACTCCTCGTTTCGCCCAGTTGGGTGGATTGAGTGGTGCAAACGCTATCGGAGCTAAGAACAAGATGCAAGTTCAAAAGCCCGGTGACGGTAAAAAAGTAATTTAATTTCGTTAGGGGATAACTATGAGTTTAGAAGACATGAGTTTTGAGCAGCGCGACCAAATGGCGCTGCTAATGCGTGAGTTGTCTGACAATCCATCTACTCGCAAAGACCTTTTGCGCTTGACCAAAAAACTCAAGCCAGAACTTGTTATGCCTGAGTTGGATATTGAAGACCACACATCTTCTGCTGTCTCGAAGGTTCATCAAGAGCTTGAGCAGATGAGAGCAGAGAAGCGCGAACAAGACGCTGTGAACGACCTTAACAAACGCAGAATGAGTTTGATTAAAAAAGGTTTTATTCAAGACGAAAGCGAAATTGAACAAGTTGAAAAAATAA